TAGGTGAAAAGGCGCTAAGTAAAACAAACATCTTCAATACTTGGGACTTTATTCCTAAACGACCCGAAAGGTTTACGAACTTTGTTTATGGGTTGGACTTCGGTTACAATCACCCGACGGCTTTAATGCGTGTTTATTGGTGTGACGGTGACATTTATATTGAACCCGTTATTTATGAAAGCTATTTAACGACAAGCGAATTAATTGAGCGCTTTAAACAACTAAACATTGAACAAACGGTTGACATACTTGCCGACTATTCAAGACCCGAAATAATTGCCGAAATGCAAAACGCAGGGTTTAACGTTAACAACGCAAACAAGAACGTTAAGAGTGGAATCAATGCCGTTAAGACTTTCAAGGTGTGGTGTCAAGAAGACGACAACTTGAAAAAAGAATACAATAATTATAAGTGGAAAAAAGTCGGCGACAATATAACCGACGAACCTGTTAAGCTTTACGACGATGCAATGGACGCCGTACGTTATGCTGTGATGTTCATTAAAGAAATGTACTATACGGATGACTCGTATTTAACCTTGTAAAACACGAATCTTAATTTACTATTATAAGATATGGCAATAACAACTATAAACGAACCGTTCGACCGAACACCCGCTTACAACCCTATTAAGTTTTTGTACAACTCAACGAACAAAAACAACCTTGGGTTTAAATATATCTTTGACGTTTACGAAAGTGGGACTTCAAACAAGATAGCTGAATATCGAGTTTTACCAAGATACTCCGATGGCTACGGTGAAATAGATTTAAGTAAGTTATTACAAAACAAAGTAAGTTACGACTTTGACCAGTTGTTAACAGAAAGCGACCCAGCAACTAACTCTTATTACAAATACGATTTGAAGGTCGGCGAAGAATTTGTTACCTCGTATACGTACACGGCTAACCTAGTTAACAACGGAGGTAACGTTCAAATAACGCCAACGGTTGCGCATACTTTTGTTGTAGGTGACCAAATCATTTTAAATGCTGGTGTTGCGAACTCGGCTATCAATGGACTTTGGACAGTTATTGCGGTAAGTGGAACAACGAACTTTACAATAAATGCTTTATTTGCTAACGTGCTGAATCCAACTGATAACGGAAGCGTAAGTTATGCCGACAATCGAAAGACGGTAACACGAGATATTGTAACTGAATCAAATAAATATGTTTTTAACGGTGCTATCCCTTGGGCTAACTTCAGGACTTATAACCAGTCTCAGTTTATATTAAACGGAAACACGGATAAGTTATTAACAAACATTCCAACAACGGGCTTCAAAGTAACACCTACACAAGACCTTTGGGTTAATATAATGAATAACTTTGTCACTACTGGCTTTATGGTGTTTGGTAATTCGGATGGCGACATTTTCGCAAAGCCAATAACAGACAACGCCTTAATAACTCAAGTCGGGATTGGTATTAATAACCTTGGAACACTTACGCCGTTAGTTGGAACGTTGCCATTAATTAAACCAACAACTACTTATTATTCTTTTGTTTATACTGATTCCAGTTACAACGACAATTCTTTAATTTACACTATTGACGTTGATAGGCGCTGCGTTATTGAACCTTTCGAAATTGCTTTCTTAGATAGGTTAGGTTCGTTCGGTAGTTTCGCTTTTCAGTTGAGGGCTTACGAACAAGGTAACGTTCAAAAGACGACGTATAAACAAGACGTTACTGGGTTTACAGATAGTGGAATGTGGACGTATGGAACGGACGAAAAGGGAACTAGGGTAATTAACCCAACCGTTACAAAGACGATACAATTAAACACGAACTGGTTAACGGTTGAAATGGATAATTACTTTCAGGAGTTAATGACATCACCCGAAGTTTATATTAAAATAGGCTCAAAATATTACGCTTGTATAGTTCAAGAAAATAGTTTCGACGTGGCAAGGCAAAAGAATAAGAATTTAATTAAGCATTCAATTAGTGTGATGCTTTCAAACCAAGATTCGATAAATGGTTAGGATACAATTAGAAAATGGATACCTTGACGTAAAGGACGGGACTGCATTTCCGTTAAACTTTCAAGTAGGTGACATTCGTGACGTGTCAACACGTAAAGGAGCGTTTAGTAAAACGATAGTTCTTGAGGACACAAAGAACAACCACGACCTTTTAAACCACTATTACGACGTAAACATTGAAGCGGGAACGTTCGACATAAACACGATAACAAAATGTAGCGTAATTCAAAACGGGATTCCTGTAATGGAGGACGCAAGTCTTCAGTTAATTTCAGTTAAGAAGACACAAACAAACGACGCTTATGAACAATCGGTTACTTACGAAGTTTTAGTTAAGGATAGTCAATCGGATTTCTTTACCGAACTTGGCGCGAGAGAGTTAACCGATTTGAACTTTAGTGATATGACCCATTTGTACACTTCAGCGAATGTTGTAGCAAGTTGGTCGCATACGGTTGCGGATGGTTATAAATACGTCTTGCCTTATTCGGGTGACAACTTTTACCCGCTCAAAGAAATGAAGCCTGCGGTTTATGCAAAGGTTTATTTTGATAGGATATTCGAGGCGGCTGGATTTCAATATACGTGGTCGACGTTAAGCGCAGCGTATTTCGATAAATTGTTAATTCCTTATAATGGGGACGTTGAATTTTTAGACTTTACGGTTTACGCCGTTGAAGCTGACGAGCAAAGAAATATAACTTACAACACGACACCGCCGGGGCAATCGGTAAGCTTTACCGAAAAACTAGACAATTGGAACGAAACCCAAGACCCTTTTTTATTATTTGACCCTTTAACGGGAACTTACACAAACACGCTTACGGTAGTTCAAGGTAGTTCAATCGACTTAACTTTTCAATGTTACTATGATATTGATTTAAACAACACTTCGGGAGCGACGGCTTACTTAAACGCAATCGGTGGTGGTGGTAACCCTTTGAGTTATTTTTATGCACTTAGGATTCAAATATACGTAAATGGTGTTTTAAACACGGAGACAAATTTAGCGTCATTTATTGCAACTATTGACGCATTCAGAACAAGCGGAACAAACATACCAAACGGAATTACGAATTTAGGTTCGTTCAATAGATTAATTAACTTGTCCGTTTCTAACTTAAACGTTGGTGACACGGTTGAAGTTTACGCAGGTGTTCAAGTTGAGACTTACGTCCCGCAGGGTTCAAATGGTTATTTAAGGTGGCAAACAATCGGAGGGGTTAATACGGCTTTTGTTGAAACTGAAATAAATAACTTTGATGTAGTTATGAAAATAGTTCCGTCAAATAACAACCTTGCAACGGGTGCGGTAATTGACCCGACTTACTGGATACCTAAAAAAATAAAGCAATCGGATTTCGTTAAGTCTATTTTCACAATGTACAATCTTTACACGGAGATTGACCCCGATAACCCGAATAAACTAATACTTTCACATCGTGATGATTATTACGACGCAGGGCAAGAGAAAGACTGGACTTTAAAACTAGCAAAAGACCGAGAACAAGACCTTAAATTTTTACCTGAAATAACATCGAAGCGTTTAATCTTAACTTACAAAGAAGACAAAGACCAACCCAACGTTAGTTACTTTGATGCGACAAATGAAATTTACGGACAAGTTGAATACATCTTCGAGAACGAATATGTTAAGAACGTAGACAAAAAAGAAATTATCTTTTCACCTACGCCAATGGCGAAAACGGTATTTAATGCGGTTGTTCCATTGATTGCAGGTGCCGCGCCAAAGACGAATATTAGAATACTTTTCGATGGTGGAATGTTCGGTTGTAACCCGTTTAATATTTACGACTACGGAACAACGGGACAAATCGGTTTAACACAATACCCGTCAATAATTCACTTTGACAATCCAGACGTTCCAACCTTTGACCTTAACTTCGGGGTATGCGATTATTATTTTTACCAACAAAACGTTTTAACCAATAACAACCTTTTTAATTTATATTGGCGTAGAACGATAGGACAAATTGATACGGGTAAAATGTTAACCGCTGAATTTGATTTAAGGGAAACCGACATTGCTACATTAAAACTAAACGACAAGATTCGAATAGACAATTCTTGGTGGAATATAAACAAGGTAATTGATTACGATTGCAACAACCCAAGGTTAACGAAAGTTGAGTTATTAAGCGTTGACACTGAAATCGACTTTGCTAACTTCCAAACTGGACACCCTATTTTTCCAACTATTTCGGAGGTGGGTAATATTACAACCCCAATTATAAACTCAAACAATGAAAACACGAACGTTATAAGTTTAGGAAGTAACGCTTTAGTATTCGGACAAGGTAACGTTATTCAACAAGGTTTTCAAGGTGTGGTTATTGGTAATAATAAATCGGTAAGTTCAGGTGATAGTGGAATTTGGACGGACAACTTAAACGGAAAATCTTTAAGTAACTGGCAACCTAATTCTTTAGTTTATAACCCTACATTAATAGACCAAGACTACACACTAACCGCAGACGATACACTTATAATTTCGGACGGTGCAGCTTTGGTTAACGCAACGCTTCCAGCGGTTGGGAACTTTGGCAAAGTTTACGTTATTAAAAACATTTCAACGTTTCAAGTTGACGTTCAAGGAACAGGTGGAGACTTAATCGACGGAGCGTTAACTTACACTTTAAACCAATGGGACGCGGTTACGGTTGTTGACTACGGGACGCAATGGCTAAGCGTTTAAAACACGAACGAAATTTTTCTATTATAAAATATGGCAGGTACGATAAACGTAGGTACTATTCAAGTCGGAGGGCTTAAAGAACTCAAAGCGGAATTAAAAGCGGTTCGTGACGAATTATTAAACGCTACCGACCCGAAAAGAATGCAAGAACTCGCGGAAGCGGCGGGTGGTTTAAAAGATAGGATTGCCGACGCTAACGAACAAATTTCAACTTTTGCTAGTGGTTCAAAGTTTGAACAAATAACTAATTCATTCGGTAGTTTACAAGATTCGTTAATGAACCTCGATTTTGAAGAGGCTGCCGACAAAGCTAAAATATTTCAACAAACAGTTACCTCAATAAGTCCCGAAACAATTTCAAACGGTTTAAAAGGTTTAACGTCCACAGTTTCGACATTAAGTAAAACGTTTGTTCAGTTTGGAATAATGCTTTTAACTAACCCTATATTTTTATTGGTTGTTGCTATTACCGCAATTGTTGGAGCAATAGCCGCTTTAATGAATGCACTCGGAATACTTCAACCAATACTTGACGTAATCGGTGCGGTGTTTGGTTTTATTGGTGATGTTATAAATATAGTAATTGACGCCATTAAAGAATTCCTTTCTTGGTTTGGTATTGGTGAGGGTGCAGCGGAAGAGGGTGAAGCGAACGCCGAGGAACGCCATAAAAACGAAATGCGCAGACGTGAAGAGTTAAGGGCAACACGTGAAATGAATTTCAATAACGAACAAGCGGAGATTCAAAGAAAAATTGACTTAACGAAAGCCGAGGGTAAAAGTACTGAAGAACTTGAAAAGAAAAAATTACTAGCGTCAATGCGCTATCAATTATCTATTCAAAAAGAATTACAACTTCGTGCCAAGGTAATGGACGCTTTAATAGCCGAAATTGAAATGTCAGATTTGGACGCAGAAATAAAAGGGCAGGTTCTTGACGATTACACTAAAAAACGTGACGAAGCTCGTAAAGGTGCGAACGATGCGTTTAATTCAATAGCGGATTCTTACAATCAATTACAAATAATTGAAGCAACTGCGTCAACGGAGTCGACAACTAAGGCAGCGGAAAATAATAAAAAACGAATTGAAGACCGAAAAGAAGCGTTAGAAAAAATTGCGGAATTAGAAGAAAAATTTAGATACAACCAACTAAGCGAACGCAAACAAGAACTTGAAGACATTGACGCAAATTACAAAGAAGCGTTCCAGTTAGCGAAAAAATACGGACAAAGTACGGCAACTTTATTAGCAAATTACAACGCAGAAAGACAAGCTGTTAATGACAAGTACGACAAAGAAGAAGCGGAGAAAGCAAAAGAACAAGCGGATGCCCTTAATTTATTACAACGTGAACTTAATTATAAAACGCTAAGTGAAAACGAAGCTAATAGGCAAAAAGAAATTGATTCGTTAAATGATTGGTATAAAGAAAAACTGGAGCTATATAAAGACGATGCAACAACAACTAAACAACTTCAAGAACAACAACTACTAGACCAACAAGCGTTAACGGAAAAATACGCAAAAGAAGACGCCGAAAAACTAAAAACATACAACGACCAAATCACGGCACTAAAAAACGAACTTAACCAAGTAGGTTTAAGCGACGAAGAAATCGCACGTCAAAACGAAAGGGCAGCTTTAGAAAATTGGTACACTGAAAAAATGGAACTTGCAAAACTAGACGCTGCGGTTCAAGAAGAAATTCAGTTAGCCTACCAACAAAAGAAAATGGAGTTGTTAAAAGCCGACCGAGATGCCGAAGTTCAACTAGCAATCGAAAAGGGAAACGCCGTCGCAGACGCTACAAAGACGGGAATAACCACCGTTAACGACGTTATCCAAGCTTTCGCAGGTGAAAGTGAAAAGCAACAAGAGAAAGCCTTTAAAATTAACAAGGCTGCAAATATAGCGATGTCAGTAATTGACACTTTAAAAGGTGCGGTTGCAGCTTACACTTCGCAAATAGTTGCAGGTGACCCGACTTCGATTATAAGGGGTGCAATTGCGGCGGCAATGGTTACGGCTGCGGGAATAGCTAATATTAAAAAGATTGCATCAACACAATTCAAAGGGGCTTCGGCTTCGGGTGCGCAAGGCGGTGCAGGTTCTTCGGGTGGTGGTGGTGTTCAACCTGCAACACCTCAAACTAATTTGTTTGGACAAGCTAACCAAATGAACACGCTACAAGGTGCGCAAAGTGTTGAAAGCCAACCACAAGTTGTTAAGGCGGTGGTTGTTGAAAGCGACATAACAAGCTCACAAAGTAGAATTAAACGAATGGAAGAAAACGCAACACTATGACAAGTTATTACGGACTATTAAATAAACTTGAAACGTTCTTTAACGCTCACATTCAAGTTAAAAAATTTGGTGGTGAATTTAGAGAGCAAATGCCAAACTTCTCAACACTTGACGAACGTTACCCTTTAGTGTATGTTGTTCCAACTTCTGAAATTTCAGGAATGAACACGAACGTTTTCACGCTTGACGTTTATTGCGTTGACATTATTCAAAAAGACCGCGCCAATATAAACACAATTTTAAGCGATACTCAATTAATATTAAACGACCTTTATTTATATTACACCGACGGGAACGATTTAAGTATTGATATTATTTCAGACCCTACAATGACACCTTTAAACAACTTCGACTTGGATTACGTTGCGGGGTGGGTTGGAACTTTTACGTTTGAGGTTAACCAGTATTCAGTTTGTGAGATTCCTTTAGAACCTATTACACCCGTTGTAGTTGAATGCTTACCTGCTAGTTATTTAGTCGAATACGAAAACGGAACTGACATTCAAAGCGGAACAATACCAAGCGGTGGAAGTTTAACAATACAAGTTCCAGACCCTGCAGTTTGTGACCCTGCAACCTACGAAATAACCGACACCGATTTAAACGTACTTTATTCGGGTTCAATACCAAGCGGTGGTAATTTAGACCAAGTTATTCAAGATTCAGTTGTTAGTAATTCAAACGACACTTATTTAACTAATGTTTTAAGCGAACAAAATTTAGAACTTCCAGACGTTACATTTACGATTGAAAACACGAATGCTTTAGTTGTAAATTCGGCAGTTGTTCCAAGTGTAACAAATCAAACTTTAATTGCACCTGACGGACACGTTCACCTTAAAAAAGAAAACGACGGAACGATAACAAACATTTTTCCTGCAAGTGGTGAAACTGAAATTTACTACGTAGCCAACAATGACTTAACGGTTAACAACGCTTTTCCTTTTGACATTCACGCAACGGAATCTTTAGACATACGTTTAAAAGACCAAAACAACGCAACGTTAAACCCTACTAGCGTAACCCATAACAACAACCAAAACCACGTTGACATCGTTATTAACACTTCGTCTTTTGCTCCAGTTGGTGCAACCTTAATGAAGACGGGACAAACAACAAGTTACAGAACGGGAGACGATGGCGACATTGAGGCAGGGCGTGCAACTTCGTTTTCTGTTTTATCATCAAACAATCCATTTGGAAACACGAATAGATTCACTGACGAATTAGGAGGTCAAACGTACACTAAAAATATTGTTATTGATTGGTCAACTTACAACGGAACAAACGTGTTAGGTTATTACCGAGTTGTTAACGCTTCAGATGTTACTTGGAACACGGCAATAGATTCGGCTTTAGCTTTGTCAATAGTTGGTTATACAACGGGTTGGAGGTTACCAAACAAAAGAGAAATCGAAAACGTTTGCAACTATCAATTAATTTCGCTTTTAAACTACGCACCTTTTAATATAAACAATGGAGTTTGGACTTCAACAACATACCTAGCCTCCACGACAATAGCTTACATTCTTTCGCAATCTTGGGTTAATTTAGTAGCAAAAAGTGGTTTAAGTGGTCGTTGGATAGCAGTTAGAACTTTCACGGTAACAGGTACAACTTTAACATAAAAAATATGACTTATAAATTTGAACAATTCAATGTTGAAATAATTAACCCTACGGTTGAGGTGGTTAATGTAATCGACAACATAAACACGAAAACTTGTAATGTTGACGTTTTACTAACTACGGACACAGCACAATTTGGTGTAACTTTAAACGGGTTTACTTATTTGGAAACTTGGGACGATGCGGACGTTGTTAATTGGGTGGGTATTGAATTACAAAAATACGTTGTAAATGGCTAAGTTTAAAGTAAAATACGCAACTCGAAACAAGTTAGCTAAAGCCTTACAAAAAGAAGTTAGGCAATTAGGATTAATTGACACGGGTGCGCTTTATGATTCGATAAGGGTTTCCGCAATGACGGGAGACAAACTAAACGAATTAAACGTAACTATAAACGCCCTATATTATTATTTATTTCAAGACAAAGGTGCAGACCTTTGGAACGGTGGTGTAATTACACCTCAAGACATTACTCAAAAATGGGTAAATAGTTCAAGTGTTCAAGCTATTTTTGGTGAAATTTTAGGCGAGTATATTGCGTGGCAATTTGAAAACTACCCTTTACTACAAATGGCTACAATATTAAACAACCCACAAATAAAAATAGGCTTTAATTTATACGGTGACCCTAGCGGAAAATGGAATTTACAAATACCTCCAGGTTCTTATTAACTCAAAACGTGCTTCATTGAAAGCATATTAAACACAAAGGTTAAATTAAGGTCGGTGATTGCATCTATTTTTGTGATGTCTTCGCCTGCTAAATTATAAAGCAAAGATTCCCAAGCGAACTTTGAACGTTTCTTTTCGTTTTCAACTTCCTTTTTTTCTTCAGGGGTTAGTTCGGTGGTGTCCTCTTCGTCTTCAAATTGCGGTGCAAATAGGTTTTCATATTGTTTAGTAAAATTATCTCTAAATTTTAAGTATTCGTGAACTACTCCGAACACCGAGGTAACGGGTATTTCTTTAAACATTTCCGCACGTTCAAAAAGATTGTATTTATAAGGTTCAAAAACACGGTTACCCCATTCATCGAGGTTGGTTTGTCTGTAAAATATTGCGCAAATAATCGGTATATTTCCGATTTTGTCTTGAACCGTGAAATAATCGGTGTCAATAAACTCCCCTAAAGTAATTTTTTCGAAAGGTTTAAACGTGAACTTGTCAATTTGTTGGGTAATTTTAACCCGTGGTTCTTGCCTTAAAAATTTAAGCGGTTCGATTAGTGCATTAAGTTCGTCAATTTCTAAGTCATAAAATTCGTCGGGGTCTTCGTCCGCTAAAATCGATAACATTTCAACTTGCATTTCAAACAACGAATCGAATTCAATTTGTTCTAATTTTGCAAGTTCAATAAACTGATTAACCGTTATTTGATTCCACGACTGCGGTAACTTCATTTGTCATTTGTTTAGCAGTGTCTTTTAATTTCTCGGCAACGTAAGCCATAAACGGAAGTGCAATTTCAGCATTTAAAGACTTGAATAAATTTGCTTTGTGTTTGATGTGAGCATCCGAATAATGTTCAACCGTGTCGAGGTCTTCGCGTTTAAAAATAACAGCTAACATTTTACTAACGTAACGGGTCGGGTCTTTCTTAATTATCTTTTCAATGTGCTTAATGTCACGAACTGATAACTTGAATTTTTTGTCGTAACTAACGTATTTATACCCCTCAAGTTCAACCGTCTTTTTAAACTTAGTCGGTGCTTTGTAAGTTACGGTGTTGAATTCTTTAACCTTGTCTTTGAATTCAGAAAAGTCCATTTCGTTAACTTCGTTTTCATCCGCTCCCAAGTACGTAAACACGGAAACCCATTTCTCAAAAGCGTCCAGTTCTTGGTTATTTGTGAACTCGCTAACCTTTTCAAATTGCTCAATAGTTAGTTCGTTAATTACATTCGGAATTTCTTGCTTACCTAGTTTAATCATCTCTTTAAGTTTTCAACAAATATAAAAAAAATAACAAACAAATTTTTAACCTATTATAAGGTATGGATAAAGAATTACCTCTTTATAAAATTACTATTGAAGAAGAATACAGCGAGGGCGAAGACTTGGGAATCGATATGATTGCATTCACGTCTAAACCTGCGGTTATGGTTAAGGGAATGGCGTTCAATTCAGCGCAAATATTCCATTTCAAAGACGAACCTAAAATGAGAATCGTAGCCCCTGCAATGATTCCAATGAATATATATAGAAACGACGAGGGTGAGGAATACTACGTTCAATTTACCGAACAAGAAATAGAAAATATTTATTCGAAGTTTATGCAGGATTTAAACAACCAAAACTTGTTTAACCTCGAACACACCGATAAAAAAGTTCCTGCGTATATTCTCGAAGCTTGGCTAGTGGAAAACCCAAAAGAAGACAAAGCGTTTTCTAGTTATGGTATTGAGGTGCCTAAAGGAACGTTAATGTTAACCGCTCAAATAACGGACAAAGAATATTACAATAAGTTAGTCGAAAGCGACCAAGTTGGTTTTAGTATTGAGGGGTTTCTAGGTCTTAAATTAAGCAACCAAATAAACAAATATAATATGAAGTTACCAGACGGAGAACACCTTATCGAGGGTAAAATCTACGTTGTAAAAGACGGGGAAGTTATCGAGATTAAGGAGGAAGTTCCTGCGGAAATGGAAGCGGAATTAGCAGCTGAAGAAGTTGTTGAGGAAGAAGAAATCGAAGCGGAAGAGGTAGCGGCAGCGGAAGTTGAAGAAAAAGTTGAGGAAGAAATCGCAATGGCGGTTGATGTTGAAACTGATTCGGAAGCGGTTCTCGCTATCGTTCAACCTGTTTTAGACGCTTTAGCTACCGAATTAATGAAAGCTATCGCAGAAGTAAAAGCATTGATTCCAGTTTCTGAAGAAGTGGAAGAAGAAGAAGTTGAATTGTCGGAACAAAAATTCACGGCAATTGACCGTTTAAAAAAGTATAGACAATTATTTAAAGAAAATTAAAATGAACAGAAAATTAAAATTCGATTTAGACATCGAAACTAACGCACTACTTTGTGCAAACCCTGACGAGTTTTACTCACGTGCTTATTTAACTGAGGACTTAGTTGACAATTACAGAACTTTGCCGGGCATTAAGTCAGCTACAAAATTAGCTAACGTTGCTTTTGGTAATATCTTGAGAGCATCAAATTGTAACTTTACCGCTCCAACTGATTCACTTGACGCAATCGATATCGATGTTTGTCCTTTGTCAGCAATGGCGCAAATTTGTCAATTTGATTTGGAACAATCTTTTGTTTCTTTACAAATGGCGCAGGGTTCAAACGGTGACTTTACGGTTGCTAGTTTTATGAACTACTATTGGAACGAAATGAGTTTGAAGATTCAAGAAGACCTTGAGTTAATTCGTTGGCAAGGTGACACGGCTTTAACTGAAGACCCTATCCTAGGACTTTGTGACGGGTATTTAAAGAAACTTTGCGGTGATGGTGACGTTATCGGAATTCCTTCTGTTTCTGTTGATTCAACAAACGTAATCGCTGAAATGACTAGCGTTTATACTTCTTTGCCTGCTGCGGTTATTCGTAAAAAAGCGGACTTGAGATTTTACGTTTCTGCTAACGTTGCTGCTGCATACGAACTTGCTGCTGCTACTGGTAACACTCAAACTTACGTTACATTTCCTTTAGGCTTAACTTTCCTAGGTGTTAAAGTTGTTGTTGCTGACGGTATGCCGAATGACACAATGGTATTAACTTTGAAATCAAACCTTATCTACGCATTCGACGGAGAGGGAGATTCTAAAGCGTTGAAAGCGGTTAACCTTACTGACACGGTTGCAGAGCCTTATTTGAGAACTCGTGCAAATATGAAAGTTGGTTTCTACTATACCAACCCAACAGAAATCGTTGCTTATAACGAGTGCTTTGGTGCTTAATTAATTTAATTACTAACAATAGAGGGGGTCGGGGTTTACCCTTACCCCTTTTTTAATAACTTATAAAAATGGCTTGTACAACTTTAGAAGCGATTGTTAAAGGATGCGACAATAACATCGGCTCAATTACAAAAATTTATATCAATGACCAAGAAGAGGTAACTGCGGTTAACGCAAACACGACTACTTGGATAATCGGTTCAATAACTCACACTTCGCCTTTCTTGGAGTTTGAGTTTAGAAGAAACACTTCAAACTATACCGAAGAAGCTGCGATTGATTTAATCAATGGTTCGTCTTTTGTTACACAAACAATTAACTTAATGTTTCACCGTAGAGAAGCTGCGAAGTCTTTGGCTATTAAAATACTAGGCGAGGGACAAAGAGACCTTTCAGTAGTTGTTTTGGATGGAAACGGAAAGTATTGGTACTTTGAAAACGTTCAAGTTACTGCATACGGTGAGGGTTCAGGAACTACAAAAGCGGATGGTTCAAAATATTCACTTGTATTGACAGCTGAAAGCGAACACCTTGCATACGAAGTTGATGATTCAGTTATCGCTGGATTACTAGTTTAACCAAACTAAAATCTAATAAGACCCTCGGAGAAATTCGGGGGTTTTGTGTTTTATAACAAATTACGTATTTATACTATTATTAAGTATGATTTATTTGGATAAAGGAGAAATAAACACTTTCGCGTTAACGCTTACGGAGAATTCAACTATTACGGCTCCCGTTTGGTTGTTCGTGTTTGAGAACGAATTCAATACAGCTTCAGAACCTATTTATTGGGTGGGTGTTGACACTTCACCTTATGTAAATAGATACAATTTATTCACTTTAGAAGAGGGCGTTGACCTTACTTTAATTATTGGTCAATATACATATTCAGTTTACGAAAGTCCAGTTCCTATTGTAGTCGACCAAAACACGAGCGCAAGTGGTTTGAACTTAGTTGAAGAGGGTCGAATGGTAGTAAGTGGAACAGCAACAACATCAATATACGATTAAATGAAAATATTCGGATTCGAAATAGGAAAAAAAGAAAGCGTTCAAGTGGTTGAGGGCAACAATTATCAAGCGTTTTCAACGCCTTTTTTAAAGGTTGGTGAGGGTAATCTAAGTTTACCATACGTAAACCCTAGACAACAAGTTAACGGTTATATTCGATTTGGTTCGGACAATTTGTATAGTCAGCTACTTAACCAAATGTACTATACAAGTCCACTACACGGTGCTATCGTGGATTATAAAACAAATGCTGCTGTTGGTGGTGGGTTTGAGTTGACCGTTGACAAGAATGCAACTGCAACGGAAAAAGTAGACGTTTACACCTTTGATAAGCGCACTAACTTGAAACAGCTTGTTCCAATACTAACGAAAGACGTTATTATTCACAATAGAGCGTACTTTTACCTTTGTTTTAATCAAATAGGCGACCTAATTAAAATCAAACACATTGGAGCGGAAAAGATTCGAAAAGATAAGTACGGAGAAACTTACTTTATTTGCGAAGACTGGAGTTCACAAATTGATATTAAAGAAATAAAGCCTTATCGATGGAACTTAAAACAACGTGAATGTTTGTATGTTTACGAAAATAAGTCTGTAGGACAAGACGTATATCCCATTCCGCAATATTCGAGTGCAATGAATTGGGCGTTTTTGGATGGTGAAATGTCGTATTTGCAAAAGTCTAATATAATAAACTCAATTTTCCCATCGTTTGCAATGATGTTCCCTAAAAAACCACAGAGCGAAGAGGAAAAAATCGCAATCAAAAACACTATCGATAAGGCGAAAGGCGCGCAAAACGGAGGAAAAGCAATTGCGTTCTTTGCAAACAATGCTGAAAGCCTACCAAAAATCGAATCCATACCAACGAATTCAAACGACAATTTATTTCAAAACACGACTGAAAGTATAGATTCAAAGATTTGTCAAGCGCATATAATCGACCCAATATTAATGGGAATAAGAGTTAGTGGTAAACTTGGTTCAGGAAGTGACATTAAACAAGCTTATATTATTTTCGAGAAAAACACGATTATTCCTTTACGTGGTATTATTGAAGAAATATTTAACGACCTAATGGAAATATGCCAAGTTAAAGCAACGCTTTCAATAAACAACTTCCAAATAGTAAACGAAACAATTGTCGAGAGAGACGAAAACGTTTCAGCAATAAACGACGCTTTGAGTACAATGCGACCAGAACTAGCGGTTAAAGTTTTGGAAAATATGACCGTTAACGAAATTCGTGCAATGGCTTCTTTACCACCGATTGAAAACGGAGATTCTAATAATCAAACACCTGCGCAATGATTTATTTTATAACTGAAAACTATTTAAAGACGCAAACACCAATAACGGCAAATGTTGACGTTAATGACGTTGTTCCTTATATTAAAACTCAAAGCGATATGAGGGTGCAACCGATTCTTGGAACGTACTTTTATAATTATATGCTAACGGGTTACAATGCGCAAACGTTAAACAACGACGAAGAAACACTTGTTACATACATTCAACCAGTTGTTGCGTGGCGAAGTGCTGAAGATGCCGTTTTCGGGTTAAGCTACCAACTTAAAAACAAAGGTATTCAACAACAATTCGGGGATTATTCAAGCCAAGTGACACAAAACGAAGTTGTATTTTCAATGGAACATTACGCACAAAAGGCAAGTTTTTACGAAGCAAGGTTGTTTAAATACTTAAAAGAAAACAAAGCCTTGTTTCCTGAATTCATTTCGGACTTAAACAAGGATAGCGATATCAAACCTGCTAAAAAAGAAGACACTGGATTCACTAACCAAATTTTAATTTTGTGAAAATAGCAAGTTATATTTCAGGACTTTTTAAAGCGTTATTAATATTTTTAAGTCCGATTAAATACATCGTTTTATTGGTTGCTTTATCGACCGTTATAGACACTTTGTTCGGACTTTGGAGGGCATACAATACTAACGTTTCAATTCAATCTAAAAAACTAAGACACGGCTTTGTTCCTAAGTTAATTACTTATTGCTTTGCGGTTATTATAACTTACTCAACTGACTTTTATATTTTAAACGACCTAACACAAACGGTTGTTGCAGTTGATTTCTTAAGTACTAAATTGTTAGCGTTGGTTTTGATTTCAATTGAGGTCAAATCAATGGACGAAAGTTTCAAGGCGGTTAAAGGTTATTCGTTTTTAGAAAAGGTAATAAACACGGTTCGAAAAGTTAAGGACGTTAAAAAAGAACTTCAAGAATGATTAACCTTGAGAAACTTTTAGGGTTTATTTTAGCTTGTTTATTAACGGCTTTATTTTTATTATTCTATGGTTGTTCGGCGTCCTATCACATCAACAAGGCTATAAAAAAAGGTGCAAAGATTGAAACACGAATCGACACCGTAAGAATTTATTTCAAAGATTCAATAATAAAAGACGGTTTCAAAGAATACTTTTACAACTACCGTGACACTATCGTTCAAAATAATACGATTTACGTACCTAAAACACGCTACCAAACTAAAACCGAATATAAAATAATAAAAGAACAGATTCAACAAGACGCTAAAACAGACAGAGTTAAGCTGAAACAAGACGCAAAGACGGAACGCAAAGAAATTCAAGCGGAAAAAAAGACCAGTTGGTCAAGCGTAATGAAGTTTTTAGCCGTTATTCTTGGGTTAGTTGCGTTAATTATAATACTTTTAAAAACCAATAAAAAAATAGGTTTATGAATAATGTAAGAAAATACACTGATGCGCAGTTACTAGACAAGGTTAAAGGACTGGAGACTTTCGAAAAGATTCCGTCTAATTATTGGGCGTTATTTGTGCGCTCAAACGAGGACGCTCCCGACAAGTTTGATGATAAGTGTTACATCTTTAAAGGTAGTAAATTTGTAATGGTAACAACTTGCACCACGAACAAAGGTCACAAAGGAACGGGAGTTGTTGAGGCTAACGTTTGGAACTACGACGGTTATTATTTAGGATTGCACCGAGGTAAAACCCCAGCAGGAGTTCAACGAAAAGGTTTTCCGTATCGTCGAGACTTTACAACAGATGGAAAAACGAATCCAACTACCGAGATAAAATCGGACATTCGAGGCTTTAATTTTCACGCTGCAACACACGATTTAAAATCAACTCGAATAGTTGAAAACATCGGCGGTTGGTCAGAGGGTTGTTTAGTGTTTAATAATACGCCTGACTTTGTAAAGATTTTAAACTTAATGAAACCCCAATTTATTTGGTCATTCGTAATTGTAGACGAATTCGAAGCGGCATAACAACCGCTTTTTTTATTTACCTAAACCTTTTTTATGAAAAAAAGATTGTTCTTCGACCTGGAAGTGAGCCCCAATATTGTTTTTTCTTGGCGTTCAGGTTACCGTTTAAACATTGACCCTGATAACATAATCGAAGAACGGAAAATTATTTGTGTTTGTTGGAAGTGGGAGGGTAACGATGAAATTCATTCGTTAACGTGGGACAAAAAACAAGACGATAAGAAGCTATTAAAAGACTTCATTAAAGTAATGAATTCAGCGCACGAAATAATCGGACACAATTCGGATAGGTTTGACGTTAAATGGCTACGTACACGGGCTTTATTGCAGGGCGTTGATATGTTACCCTATTACGTATCAATTGACACGCTTAAACACGCTAAAAACGGCTTTTATTTTAATTCAAATAAACTGGACTACTTAGCTAAATTATTTGGTGAGGGTCAAAAGAAAGACAACGGCGGTTTTTCAACGTGGAAAAAAATAGTTTTAGACAAGGATGCGGACGCTCTTCAGTTAATGGTTGACTATTGTAAACAAGACGTTGCTATTTTAGAAAAGGTATTTAATAAACTTCAACCTTACGTTCAAAATACGACCCATTACGGGGTGCTATGGGGCGAAGAAAAGTATTCGTGTCCGACTTGTTCAGGTTACAATATAAATTTACATAAAAGATACACTACTAAAATGGGAACGTTACGTTATCAAATGTATTGCAAAGACGGTTGTCCTGAAAAGTTCACCATTTCACATAAATGCTACCAAGACTTATTGACACATAAAATAAAAGAAAAAAATATTTCTTAAATTAGCCTATTCTTGTTTTTAAGTAGGTTAGGTTTGATTCAGAAAGGGGTGCTTTAATTAGCACCTCTTTTTTTATGAAAAAAATTTTCATTCGGAAACCCTTGATTTTATTGGTTTTTAGAAAATAATCGAAAAAAAATTAAAAAAAAGTTTAAAAAAGTTATTTACATTTAAAAAAGTTGTTTACATTTGTAAGGTCAATAAGGCACAAAACAATTTAAAAACAAGAACAATGAAAAACTTTTTAAAATTCGCACTTGCAGTTTATTTACTAGGATTAATTATCGGAATTATTGAATCACTTTAAAAACAAGAAAAATGAAAAATTTAAACTTATACATCTATTTAGATTTAGAATGCGTTGAGTTCACGCTTAACGGTACTGACTACCGTGTCGACTTTCAATACCAAAACTTTTGTTGCATTTACAATTCAATGAAGTTTTCTTATGTTAACGAAAATTACGATACCGTTGAAATACCTTCGACCGCTTTAGAAAGTCACGGCTTCGACTTAGACTTTATTGAATGGGTTCACGAAGAAATTAACGAACGCTTAAAAGACCATTTCGAAGAGTATTACGGAGAAGAAGACGACGATAGTTGGAAAGACAAATATTATTCACTTAAATACGGATTCTAATATGAAACAAACAGCAGTAGAGTGGTTAATTGAGCAACTGAAAGAATATAAGCATCTGTCTTATGATGAACAATCTTGGATATTTGAACAAGCCAAAGAAATGGAGAAGGAGCAGATGGTTTATAGTATTTATAAATATATTGAGGATAATTTAGACACAAGTACACACGGAAATATTGAAAATGTAAAAGAATGGTCAGAACAATACTACAACGAAACCTTTAAATCAGAATAAAATGACACCAAAAGAAAAAGCAAAAGAGTTGGTTGATAAATATAGTTTTGTGGAAATTCAACACTATACTTCTATGTTTGAAGTTAAACAATGCGCATTGATTGCAGTTGATGAAATATTGAACAATGATGGATTTACTCGATTTGATATTTATCTTACAGAGTACTGGCAACAAGTTAAACAAGAAATAATCAACCTTTAAATCAGAATAGAATGAAAGCAAATGAATTAAGAATTGGGAATTATGTTAATGTTCCAAACCCTAAACAATGTCCTTTTAGAATTGATGCTTTTGAGTATTGTTCTGAAAAGTTTATTAAAGTGGCACAAGAAGTAAAAATAAATGGAAAAGAAGTTCATCCATTAACTTGGTATGGAAAAGATTTAGAGCCCATCCCACTAACAGAAGAATGGTTGTTAAAGTTTGGGTTTGAAAACAATAGATTAGGTTTATTTGATTGCATTAAAGTAGTTGAGGATATTGGGTTTCATATTTATTTTATACAAAGACATTTAAAAGAAGTACAGTATGTTCATCAGCTTCAAAACCTATACTTTGCATTGATTGGTGAAGAATTAACCTTTAAATCAGAATAGAATGAAAACACCAGTAGAACATTTTTTAGATGCAATTAAAGACCAAATTCCATTAAGCAATGAGCATTTGGAAATGATAGAATCTTATGCATCGCAAGCCAAAGAAATGGAGAAAGAGCAAATAATTGAAGCTCACGGTAATAAGCAAAAGACAAAAAGCAATCCAGGTTCAATAGTTACATTTGGCTATACTTACACGGGTGAAATGTATTATAATGAAAAATTTAAAGGAATTAAACCAATAATTTAAATAAAAACAAAATGTACGTAGACATAAACACAATAATTAATTACTGGAAGGGTCAAAAACACGAAGGAGACAAAGGAGGAAACTTTAACCTAGACCTATATTTACAAATATTAAAAGCCAAAAGCAATGAAATACAACAGGGGAAAAATAGCAAAGCTAACTGAATGCACTAAATTCGAAATGATTGACTTTTATAATGCGTGTCCTTTCGTGTTTGAGGGTGATTTAATCGACACCCGTAGACGTGAGGTTGTATTGTGGCGTTCGGTTGGTATGGTTTGGAAGTGGTTAAGCGGTGCGTCACTTGCCGAAGCTGGAAAAGAATTTCACCGAAACCACGCCGTAACGATTCACGCAATTAAAGCAGTGGTTAATGCTTACGAGGGTTACGGACACCCCGAAATTGTTCAAAACATCGAAAAGGTTAAAGCGTGTTTTCCTTTAAATTACTACCCTGAAAATGATATTTGGGTTAATTACGCTAAAAATTTGGTTCGTTTAGACGGACTTATCGGAAAAATGTTATAATTTTAAACAATCAAATCTAATAAAAATGAAAAAACAAGAACAAATCGTTGAGGTTGCGGCCTTAACATTCCTGCAAAAGCTTCACAAAGCAAAGCAATCAATTAAAAAGGTAGCAAAGAACGCTAAAAATCCACACTTTAAGAACAATTACGCCGACATTAACGCATTAATTGACGAGGTTGAACCCGTTCTTTTGGAAAACAACCTTTTATTATTACAACCAATTGAAGACGGTTACGTATTTAGTCGAATAATCGATATCGATTCGGGAGAAATTGCTGAAAGTTTTATGAAATTACCCGAAATTTTAGACCCTCAAAAAATCGGTTCGGCAGTTACGTATTTTCGTCGTTACACGCTTCAAAGTTTATTAAGCCTACAAGCTATCGACGACGATTCGAATTTAGCAACAGAAGCCATTAAAACGCAAAAGCCGACAATTTCAGATGAACGCTTTCAAAAGGCTTTAACTGCTATTGAAGACGGACTTGCTACAAAGACAGACTTGAGTAAATTTAGTTTAACACAATCACAAATTAATCAACTTAACCAACTATGAAAATAAGATGCAGCGCAATCGGTAAAATAATGACTAACCCTCGGAGTAAATCCGAGGTGTTAAGTCAAACAACTAAATCGTATATTCAAGAACTAGCTTTAGAACATTTATACGGTATTAAAAAGGACTTTAATTCTAGGTACACGGATAAGGGGAATGAAGTTGAACAAGCTTCAATTGAATTAACAGAACGTGTTCTTGAGTTGGGTTTTGTAACAAAAAACGAAGACTATTTTGAAAACGATTACATTAAAGGAACACCCGACATTATAACAGATAAAATGGTTATCGATGTAAAAAGTTCGTGGAATGCTTTGACGTTCCCGTGGTTTGAAGACGAACTTCCAAACAAAGACTATTATTACCAAGTTCAGGGGTATTTATGGCTTACTGGGAAACCTTTTGGAATGGTTGCTTATTGTTTAGTTAATACACCTTCAAATATTGTAGACGATGAAATCAGAAGAACGTCGTGGTCAAAGTACGAAATCGAACCTAGTGACGAAACTATTCGAGACGTTATGGCTGCTCACAATTTCGATAATATACAAGAAGACCGAAGAGTAAAGGCTTATTTATTCAACTACGATGAGCACGTTATCGAGCAGATAAAAACACGAATAGAAGAATGTAGAAAATACTTTAATACCTTAATAAAATGAATATTACACACGAAAACGAACCGATTCAAAACGACGATAGCGTTTTAATGGCGGTAATGGCTAAATACTGGGAGCGTTCCCGAGTAGGCCAAGCGAAATACGGAACTAATTTAGACCGCTTGGACGTTGAATTTAGTCAATGGCTTGAACACCTTCAGGAGGAGTTAATGGATGCCACGCTTTATATTGAAAAACTTAAAAGATACTAAAATGAAAATAACACTTGAATTCGAAGACTATATAGACGCCGAACCACATTTAAAAGGTTTGGATTACCATTGCGCTTTGTGGGACTTTAACCAGTGGATGCGTTCGCAATTAAAACACGGTGAACTAACACAAGCTAAATGGGAAATTTACCAAGAAATACGAGAAAAATTCTTTAGTATATTAGAAGAAAATAAAGTAAATTTAGATTAAAATTAAAAAGTTATGACTTACGACAACACAAACACGGGTGCAATATTTAAGAACGATAAAAAAGCGGACAACCAACCCGATTATAAAGGTAAAATAAACGTAAAAGGCGAAGAGTTCGAGATAGCCTTATGGGTAAAAGACGGTAAAAATGGCAAATTTTTCAGTGCGAAGATTTCCGAACCATACAAAAAAGACGTTTTTGAGGGTTTGGAACAACCGAAAACAGACCTCCCGTTTTGAAAGCCTATTATTTAATTTACCAATCGGAGGGTGTTCGTGACTGGAGGATAGTCCAGGCGCATTCAAACGAGGATGCTGTTAAAAAAGCGGACATTCACCCTAAATTGATTTACCACGTTTCGACATTAGAAGCTTGGGAGAAATTCAACCAAGAACGTAGAGGGTTTTATAAATAACACTTTCGTTTTTTTTATATTATTAAATAGGTCACTTCCAACGTTATATGACCTAACTAAAATTTTTAGACCCTTTGTAATGAAGTAGAAGTTGGAAGCTATGGATTTACAGAGGGTTTTTAATTTAAAATAATTTATATGCAACTTTTAATTAAATCAATGAATTCAGATGGTGAAATTGAATTTTATCGAACTGACGAGAAAGAGTTAATGGTGTCAATTTTAAACGGTCACGGTGAAACATATTACACTATGAATGAATACGAAATTAAAGCTTTAGTTGACTATATAAAATTAACAGATGAGCGGTTGGGTTAAAATACATCGTCAATTTTTAAACTGGGAGTGGTTTAACAAAAGCGAAGCGGTTCATTTGTTTATGTATTTACTTTTAAAAGCTAACCACGCCAAAGGAACTTGGCAAGGTAATACAATTAACAAAGGTCAGTTTATAACTTCATACGGTAAGATTTCAAGTGATACGGGAATATCAATTCAAACGATTAGAACGTTATTAAAAAAGTTTGAAAAAACGAACGAAATTAACACGCAAACAACAAACAAATTTACACTTATAACTATCTGTAAATACGACACTTATCAAAGCGAAGAAGTACCAAATAACAAGCAACTAACAAGCAATCAACAATCAACTAACAAACAACTAACAACAAACAAGAATAATAAAGAAGAAAAAGAAAGTAATATACCAACTATCGAAGAATTTGTTGTTTATGGTTCGTCAATAATAAACGATGTTTCAATTGATGCTCTTAAACTTAAATACCAAAGTTGGTTGGTTAATGGTTGGTGTACAAGTAAAGACGGTAAATTAAAGAAAATAGTTAATTGGAAGTCAACTTTAAGTAATACTGTTCCATACTTACCAAAGGAACTTAAACAACCAAAGTCGAACGACCAGCTATTTTACGAGAACGTAATGAAACAACTAGGAAAATGATATTAAAACACGGACATAGCACTCAATACTTACTTGACTACAAAGATGGTAAGATATCTCAAGGTTTAGGAATAGGATGCGTTTTAGACGATTATTTGAGATTCAAGGTTAAACAACTAAACATCGTTCTAGGTCACGATAATGTCGGTAAGTCTTTTTTTATGCTTTGGTACTTCCTTGCTTTAGCGGTTAATCACAATTTGAAATTCGTGTTGTGGATGGGTGAGAATTCAAGCGGTCAAGTAATGCGTGATTTAATACAGATGTATTCAGGAAGAAAGTTTACCGAACTAACGAAACACGAAATCATTGCCTATCAAAACGAACTAGAAACTAAATTTAAGTTTATAAGTAACGAACAAATGTACACACCTCAAGAGATATTAAAGCTAATTGAATCAACTGACGCAAACGTCGGATTTATTGACCCATTCACGGGACTTAATCGAGGTATGCAGCATTCTGATAACTACGAGTTTCTAAATTATACTAGGGACTTTTGCAACCGCACAGGAAAAACTTTGTACATTTCAACGCACCCAAATAGTGAAAGTGGACGTAACTCGATGATTTACCCTCAAGAACATCACTGGCACGGTCATTTAAAACCACCATTAAAGGCTCACATTGAAGGCGGTAAGCCGTTTTTAAATAGGTGTGACGATATGATAGTTATCCACCGACTCGTAAAACACGCAGAAATGAAATATATGACAATGGTCGAAGTAGAAAAAATTAAAGACCGAGACACGGGTGGACAACAAACCGAACTTAATCAACCTTTATTATTTGATTACAATTACGGGTTAGGATTTAAGATAGGAGGTGTTGACCCAATAAAACGAATTAATAACGATTTACCTTTTTAACTATGAAATTGATTAAACAAAATAAGAAAACAACCGATTTAGTAAATGGTGAACAATTTAAGTTTTTAAATGAACAAACGAATTACGAAGTCGTTGACTGGATTTATTACCGAAA